GCAAAGGTCTATGCTGCAAAACCCTTTGACATAAAGGTAATGAAAACTGACTTGCAAATGTATGTGCAGTCAGATGAGGATATTCTACGCCTACAGAACAAGATTGGATATTATGAAACCTGTGTGGATTACTGCAAGGGTATCATTAAGTCTATTGACAATCGTGGATGGGATATTCGCAATGCAACTGATTGGAAAAAGTTTGAGGCTGGAATGATATGATTTGGGGTTATCACACTATATTTGATTGTAAATCTGGCAATGTTCTTAGAATTGTTGATGAAGATATTATTCGTTCTTTTGTAGAAGACCTTGTTTTTGAAATTGATATGAAATCATATGGTGATTTGCAAATCGCACATTTTGCTACACATGACCCAAAGGTTGGTGGTTTTAGTTTTTGTCAGATGATTGAAACGAGTAATATAACTGGACACTTTGTGGATGATACGGGCGATTTCTACATTGATATCTTTAGTTGTAAAGAGTACGACATTGATATTGCACAGAAAGTTATATATCAGTATTTCGAACCCAAAGAAATTAGAAAGACATTTATTGAAAGAGGTGTTTGATGGATATTGAAAAATATATTATGGAATATTCGAATATGGTTTCCAAAGATTTGACTGATGAGATTATGGGCACAAACTTAGATTACCAGAAATCCACATACTCAAACAAGACAGGTGAGGTGGACGATTCGGACGAACGAGTGAACATGGATGAGTTCTGGATTCGTAACACACACGAACTCTATGAACCTCTCAAGAAATGTTTCGTGAATGCCATCAACATGTATATGACAGACCATCCATATTTCTCTGTTCAACATCTTACAGACTTTCGTATCAATCGGTATTCAGAAGGTGGGTTCATGTCTAAACACTATGACAGCATTCATCACAGTCACGGACAACACTATGGATACCCACATGCAACAGTTCTGTTATACCTAAATGATGACTACGAAGGTGGTAAGTTCACAGTTGCAACGAAAACTATGAAACCCAAGGCTAGGTCTGCCGTAGTGTTCCCATCAAACTTTATGTATCCACATGAAGCAGAGGTTGTCACTAAGGGAACACGTTGGAGTATTGTATCGTGGTTGATGTAAAAACATACAAGTGTTTTCCTACATCTATTCATGAAGTCAAAATGGATGTTGATAGATTTGACCAGAAGAATATGTTAATTCATATCAAGAATGGCAGTAAGGATGATGAGTTACACAACACTTCTTTTTTTCGTCCTCTGGCAGAAAAGATTATAGATACATCAAAGATCATTCTAACAAACGGCGGATACGAGTTTGAGAAGGTAGAGATTACTAATATGTGGGGAAATCTTCTTTCAGAAGGAAACTCACATCCACCGCACACTCACTCTAATAACGTTCTGTCTGGCGTCTATTATCTACAGAGTGGTGCTCCTATTCAGTTCTTCGACCCCAGACCATCTGCGACAATCTTCAAACCCAGAAACACGCCCGATTGGGATAACTCTGGTATGTTACAGTTTAACTCTGTTGTGGATACTGCACTCATCTTTCCATCATGGCTTATGCATTGGGTTCCACCCACTCCAAATGAACGCATAAGTATTGCATGGAACATATTGGTTAGAGGACACTATGGTGAACCTCGAACACTACAAAATGCGTATATCTAAAAAAAATGAAGTATATCTAATACTGGAAGACATGTCTGAGTCCACAAGGCGTGAACTCACAGAATTCTTTACCTTTGAGGTGCCTGGTGCAAAGTTCATGCCCATGTATCGCAAACGTATTTGGGATGGTAAGATAAGATTGTTCTCACCCGCAAATGGTGAGATATACGTTGGACTACTTGATTATATCACGAAGTATTGTGATGACAACAATGTATCATATGAGTTAGAAGAAGGAGTAAAAAATGAGCGGAATGTTGTGGATTCAGTTGCAAGAGGTTTTATCAAAAGTCTCAAACCAAGGTCGCAAGGAAAATCCATCAAGGTGCGAGATTATCAGATTCAGGCTTTCTCTCATGCCGTGGGGAACGATAGGGCTCTTATCCTTAGTCCTACTGCTTCTGGTAAGTCACTTATAATCTACTCACTGGTTCGTTACTACCACATGGCAGGACTCAAGACACTTATTCTTGTTCCTACAACCTCACTGGTAGAACAGATGTATAGTGACTTTCAAGATTATGGTTGGTCACCAGGCACATACTGCCAGAGAGTTTATCAGGGACATGATACAAAAGTCACAAAGGATGTTGTGATATCAACTTGGCAATCCCTATACAAGATGCCAAAGAAATACTTCGAAGATTTCGGTTGTGTGATTGGTGACGAGGCGCACTTATTTAAGGCAAAGTCACTCACAGGGATTATGAGTAAACTACATAGTTGTAAACATCGTTTTGGTTTTACAGGAACACTTGATGGGACAGAGACACATAGACTTGTGTTGGAGGGATTGTTTGGTCCTGTAGAACGAGTTACGACAACGAAGGAGTTGATGGATAATAAGTCACTGGCAGACTTGAAGATAAAATGTCTTGTTCTCAAACACCCAAATATTCGTGAGAGAATGACATATGCAGATGAACTGAAGTATCTTGGAACATCTGAAATACGCAACGAGTTTATCAGTAATCTTCTTTTCCACATTCCAGGCAACACACTTTGTCTGTTTCAGTTGGTAGAAAACCAAGGAAAACTATTATACGACAAAGTAATTGATGCCAGAGATAATGGTTTCTTTGACGATAAAATGAGAAAGATATTCTTTATCTACGGTAATACTAGTACCGAAGAAAGAGAGAATATTAGGGCAACTGTCGAAAATGAAAAAAACTCTATCACTATTGCGAGTTATGGGACTTTTAGTACTGGTGTTAATATTCGCAACATTAACAACATCGTGCTCGCCAGCCCATCTAAAAGTAAGATTAGAGTGCTCCAATCAATTGGACGTGGACTGCGTAAGGGGGACAATAAAGATTCCGTTTTGATATTTGATATTGCCGATGACATGACATTTCGAAATCAATCCAACTTTACACTGAACCATTTTCAAGAACGCATAAATATTTACGCAACTGAACAGTTCGATTATGAAATCAGTAGGGTAAAACTCAAATGAATGAGCAAGGTTTACAAGAGAAATTAGCAACAGAATATAAAATCGTAAAGTTAGTTAGTGGTGAGAATATCATCTGTGAAGTAACTGATCATGGCGAACATTATGAAATCTGTAATCCTTTGCTTATGAATGTGATTCCTCGTATGAGAAGAGATGGAATGACTGAATCTCTCGCTTTAACAAGATGGGTTCAACCCTTCACAGAACAAAAATATTTTGAGATTGAAAAATCAAAAATCATTCTCTCCGCAAAGGCTTCTGCGGGACTTGCCATCTATTATGAAAAGTGTTTGCAGTCTCATGACGAATGGATACATGAAGAGCCTACCCAAGAGGAACTAGAAGAAATCGAAGAAGAAGAGTACAACGAACTTCTAGAAGAACTAGATAATAGTGAAGATAAGATTTATCACTGAAGACTCAACATAGTCTATTATACAGATTTTTTCAGCATTGTCAAGTCACTTAGGGTACTTGACAAATAATAACTTATATGTTATTGTAGTGAAAGTTTTAGTTAAGGAGTAATTATGGCTAAACGTCAAAAAGGTGAACATTATGTAGATAATAAAGTGTTTCTCCAAGCAATGGTTGAGTGGAAAGAGACGTGTGCTCTTGCAGAAGAGGCAGGAAAAGAGAAACCACCTGTTACAAATTATATCGGTGAGTGTTTTCTAAAGATTGCAACGCACCTTTCCTATCGTCCTAATTTTATTAATTATACTTACAAAGAAGACATGATTTCAGATGGCATTGAAAACTGCTTACAATACGCTTCAAACTTCAATCCAGAGAAGTCAAAGAACCCTTTCGCATACTTCACCCAGATTATCTACTACGCCTTTTTGCGTAGAATTCAAAAAGAGAAAAAGCAAACCCACGTCAAAAACAAAATTGTTCAGGAAACAGACCATCAGTCATGGACCACAATGACCTACGATGATAGGTCTTACAGCATTCCATATTCTTTTGCAATAGAAAATCTTCCAGCCGAAGATGTATATAAACCAAAGAATAAAAAGACAGAGGAAAAGAAGAAGTCAACAACAAAGAATGGTCTGGAACGTTTTATGGATGATGATGAAACAGATGCAGTTAGAGGATACGATTAATTGAAAATCGCACTTGTAACAGACACACATTTTGGGGCAAGATCAGACAACCAGAATGTGAATGATTACTTCTATAAATTTTACGATAACATCTTTTTTCCAGAGTTGGAGAAAAGAGGTATCAAGACTTGTGTGCATCTTGGGGATGTAGTTGATAGACGTAAGTTTATCAGTTTCAAGATTGCCAATGATTTCCGTAATCGGTTCATCAATCGCTTTGCAGAGTTGGGTATCGACTTACACATTATCATTGGCAATCATGATACCTACTACAAGAACACAAACGAAGTAAACTCTATGGAAGAACTTGTCGGTAGAGACAGGTGCAATATCTACACAGGCCCAGAGGTTGTGGAGTTCGATGGTGTTCCTATTCAGTTCATTCCTTGGATCAATGCAAACAACTACGAAGAGTCTATGTCTGCACTAAGTAAGTCCCCAGCACAGATTGCAATGGGACACCTTGAGGTAAATGGATTTGAGATGCACAAAGGTCACTTTGCTGATGGTGCATATGATAAGGAACTGTTTCGTAGATTTGATATCGTGATGAGTGGTCACTTTCATCACAAGTCAGACGATGGACAAATCTATTATCTCGGCACACCATACGAGATTTACTGGAGTGACTATGAAGACCCTAGAGGGTTTCACATCTTTGATACAGACACGCGAGAACTAGAACGTATTGTCAACCCGTATCGTCTCTTTGAGAAGGTTTACTATGACGATACCACAACAGATTACACAGACTATGACATGTCCAAGTTTAAGGATATGTATGTAAAGGTAATCGTGGTAAACAAGAAAGACCTTTATCAGTTCGATAAGTTTGTGGACCAACTTCTACAGGCTGACGCACACGAAGTAAAGATCATAGAGGACTTCTCTGAACTGGATGCAGAAAATGTGTCAGATGATATTGTTGAGAACACAGAGGACACGATGACCCTACTAGAGAAATATATAGATGAACTGGACGTTACTCTGAGCAAGGACAGACTCAAGAACACCATGCGTTCACTATACACTGAGGCACAGGACTTAGAAATATAATGCGTGACCCTTGGAAAGTCTTAATGAAGAATGTGGAAATGTCATCTGAATACGGAGCTGCTGGGGCAAGAGAGTTGAAAAATCCTAAACTTTCTGGTAGAAAACGTAATACCAATCAAAGTACAAAAAGACACCCCATAACAATAACGATAGAAGACTTAAAAGAATTATGGAAAGTGCAAAATGGTAAATGTTATTGGTTGAGAATTGATATGAGTTTAGAAGATTTATTTATATCAAATTCACCTTTTGCTGTGTCTGTTGAAAGATTGGATAGTGATAGAGGTTATCACATAGATAACATAGTTTTAACAACTCGTTTTGCAAATAGAGGTAGGGGTAAATATGATAATCCAGACTTTAAAAAGAGATTAGATAATTTATTAGAAAATAAATCTCATGATGATATTACTGTGCCTAATATTATTATTGAAGAACGTGGAACTTTGGAGGCTTTTCTTTGATTCATTTTAAATATGTACGTTGGCGAAACTTTCTATCCACAGGCAATAATTTTACAGAGATACAGTTAGACAGAAGTTCTACCACACTCATTATTGGAGAGAACGGTGCGGGTAAGTCTACTATTCTTGATGCTCTATGTTTTGGTTTGTTTGGTAAGCCTTTTCGTAATATCAATAAACCACAACTACTTAACTCAATTAATAACGGTAATTGCGAAGTAGAGGTAGAGTTCAATATCGGTAAGAAAGAAATCAAGGTTATTCGTGGTATCAAACCAAATAAGTTTGAGATTTACATCAATGGTAAGATGTACAATCAGGATGCGAATTCCCGTGATTATCAGAAGTACCTAGAGCAGCAAATCCTAAAGTTGAACTACCAGAGTTTCACACAGGTTGTTATTCTCGGTTCTTCGACGTTCATTCCTTTCATGCAGCTGAAGGCAAAGCACCGCCGTGAGGTTGTCGAGGAAATTCTTGATATCCAAATCTTCTCACTCATGAACCTGTTGGTCAAACAGAGAATGAAAACTATCTCTGAAGATATACGAGAGATGGACTACAACATCGAACTAAACGGAGAGAAGATTTCTCTACAGGAGAAGTATATCTCTGAGGTGAAACAGAATAAGGACAAGTTGATTGAAGAGAAGACACTTCTGATTTCAAGTAATGAGGAAGAAGTATTCAGTCGTAACTCAGAGAATGATAAACTAAATCAAGAGAAGGACAACTGGCTCACAGAGATTGCAGATAAAGATAAGATTGTCACAACGATGAGTAAGTTGAACAATCTGAAGTCCACTCTTCGTGAGAAACACAAGTCACACTCTAGTGTGGTATCATTCTTTGAGAACAATGAAGACTGCCCTACTTGTCAGCAACACATTGACGAAGCGTTCAAGTCTGGTATGATTGAAGACAAGATGTTTGAGGTGGACAAGTTCTCTTCTGCATTAGAAGAACTTGAAGACAAGATTTCAGAGTCAAAGAACCGACAGAGTGTTATCAATGATATTGTTGAGAAGATACGAGAGAACGAAGTACAGGTTGCAAAGAACAATCAATCTATCGTGCAACTAGAGAAGTTCAATGCCACACTATCTACAGAGGTCGCACAACTTGCAGATGAAGAACTGAGTAAGTCTGACTATGACAAGTTGAAACGACTAAACAAAAAGATGACGGGGTTTGATGAACAGAGAAGTAAGTTGCGTGAAGACCAGACGTATTCTGATGCAGTTCGTAACATGCTACAGGATAGTGGTATCAAGACAAAGATTATCAAGCAATATCTTCCTATCATGAATAAACTCATCAATACTTATCTAACGTCGATGGAGTTCTATGTGAACTTCACACTGGACGAGAACTTCAACGAAACCATCAAGTCAAGGTATCGGGATGAGTTTACCTATGCATCATTCTCTGAAGGTGAGAAGATGCGTATTGACCTTGCACTACTCTTTACTTGGAGAGCCGTTGCAAAGATGAAGAACAGTACGAACACGAACCTGTTGATACTTGATGAAATCTTCGATAGTTCTTTGGACGGTACAGGAACAGATGAGTTCCTAAAGATTCTAAACACACTTGGTGATGAGAACGTATTTGTGATCAGTCATAAACAAGATGCACTTGCAGACAAGTTCCGAAGCACCATTAGATTTGAGAAGGTGAAAAACTTCAGTCATATATCAGATGGGTAAACGTTCAGACTTCGAAAGAAAACCTAGAGATTTCTACCCCACACCATTTGTGGCGGTAGAACCTCTAATAAACCATTTACCAAAGGGGTTCACTTTTGCAGAACCTTGTGCTGGTGATGGACAACTATGCAGACACCTAGAACACTTTGGTGGCACTTGCATGTGGGCCAGTGATATTGAACCACAGTTGCATGGTATCGCAAGAAACGATTACAGTGATATTGGTGAGAAAGAATTATACGAGTCGGACTTCATTATAACAAATCCACCTTGGGATAGGAAACTACTACATCCAATGATTGAACATTTTGTATCACTGAAGACTACATGGTTATTGTTCGATGCTGATTGGATGCACACCAAACAATCTTCTGAATATATAAAGTATTGTTCGAAGATTGTGAGTGTTGGACGAATCAAATGGTTCGGTAACATGACAGGCAAAGACAATTGTGCTTGGTATAGATTTGAAACAAATACGAATTACGCTACTATTTTTCATGGGAGGACATGATGACAGTTAATACAGACGGATGGCATAAACAACCAATACATACACATTATGAGATAGATTTGTTTAGAAGGATGTCGATGGGACTAATACCTAACAAACATCCTTCACTGCGACAGAGACTTAATGTTTGCAGTGAAGATTTGAATAGACAACAACTAAAAGATGATCTGATTTTTTGTATGGAGAAGAACAACGGAGTTGGACTCTCTGCGAATCAGGTGGGTATTTCAGAACGTGCCTTCGTGATGTATTCGGATGTGAAGGAGAAAGAGATTATCGCCTGTTTCAATCCATTCATCACAGAGTATTCCAAGGAAACAATCAAGATGGACGAGGGTTGTCTGACCTGGCCTGGTGTCTGGTTACTCGTAGAACGACCAGAGGGTATCGTGTGTAGTTTTGAGGATGAGTCAGGAGAACATGTGCAGTGTACGATGCATGGACTTGAGGCTCGTATCTTCCAACATGAGTATGACCATATGGAAGGCACTAATTTTACTCGA